ACAATAATCCAGCTTCAATCAATGGTTTCAATAGCAAGATCACGCCAGTCGGGTAACAACCAGGGTTCCAAATATACCTACGATGACCACCGCCAGCGGCAGTCCGACTACGCGCTGGACGAGTTGCTTCGCGGCGCGGTCGCGTGGGCCACCAGGTCGCCGAACAGATCGTCTTGCAGACCGGCGTCGCCCAGTTTGCTGCGGGCGGTCACCAGCGCCGGAATCGTCAGGCAACATTCCGGCAACCATTGCAACAGCTCACGCTTCGCGTCCCGCGCCATGTAGAAAAGCTGGTGCGGTTGCGAGTGTCCATTGGGTGTCGTGATCATCACGCTGCCGCCGTTCCGGGCTGCGAACTGGTCCAGTTCGCTCTGCAGCTTCATCCAGCCGATGTAGGTCTTGCATACCACCACCGCGGCCAAGCCAAAGGTGCGATGCTCAATGCCTGCAGCGCGAAGCTGCTCGCATATGTAATCCCACACGCGGCGCTCTTGCGTCGACAATGCCCCTGGCGGCCGGTCCGGTGACTCCGCATTTCCGCCAACCCGCGCGGGCGCGGCTGTGCCGGCCCCACCCGGAAGCACGGTCAGGTTGGGCGGTAAATGGTCCATGGGGCAGTCAACGCAGACATGGCCGGCAACTCTTGCCAGCCGTTTCAAAAAAATGGCTCAGACAGGCGGCAATTCGAACCCCCCGGGGGTCAAAATTGGTCGCCATAAATTCGTGACTGGGGGCGCGGTCTCCCGTGAATCAGGTCAGACTTTTGACCCACCCCTCCCGGCTTCTTCACGCCCGGAACCATCCCGACCTGGCCGATTGCCGAATCCGCCATCCTCGGCGGCCGTCTTGCGCGAGTGGCAGCGATGGCACAACGACTGCCAGTTCGTCGGGTCCCAGAACAAACCCATGTCGCCGCGGTGCGGCACGATGTGATCGACATCGGTTGCTGCCTCGACTCGGCCGGCCTGTTCGCATAAGCAACAAAGCGGATGCTCCCGTAGCCAACCCGCCGCAGTCTTGCGCCACTTGGCACCATAGCCACGCTGATGTGCCGAACCTCGCTGCCGGTCCCGCGCCTGCTGATCAGCCTGCCGCGCCAACAGATGCTCCGGACAGTACGCGCCGCGCGTGACCAGCGCGGCGCATCCCTGGTGGCGACAAGGCCTGGGTGCGGAGTAGGGCATGAGTGCAGAAATGGAAACGCCCCGCAGCGCATCGGCGCTCGGGGCGTTGGAAGAGAAGGCGAAAACCAGAACCGCGTAGGCTCCGCCAAAGTTTAGCGAAGTCTACCGGCTTTCGTATAACTCTCATATTTCAGGTTGTATCAGCAATGGTGGCTCGTTTGTTGAAGTGCGCGTCCAGCCACGCCGAGATGCGCCGATCCGCATTGCATAGGCGATTGTGCAGTGTGGCACGCGTGACGCCGAGATGACCGGCTATCGTTTCGACGCCGCCTTCCCACATGTAGGCCGCGACCACGGTGCGGCGTAGTTCATCGGGAAGCGCCGATACGGCACGGTCCGTCAGCATGACGGACCCATCGATATCCCGCAGCGCCACACCCTGGCCGGCGCGCACGTCGTCTGTCTGACTTACACGCTGCGCGTTGTAGACGCTGCTCACGAACCCAGCACCGCGTCCATGGCCTTGCAGTTGTCCTACCCATACCTTCAGCCGTTTATCGATCTCGGGAATTCTTTGCACGCTCATTTCCTTTCTGTTCTTCCAACACCATCTCGGCTGCTGTCACGCGATGTCGTTCCGGGAATTGCGTGCCGATTTCGTGACCGTTCTCGACCGCGTGAAAGGTAGGTTCGCCCGCCAAACCTTTGCGGATCTGGATGTTGATGTCGGCCGTGCCGAATATCCGCCGCAACTCATCCAGGAACGCCGCAGTTTCCGGCATGGCCTCGCGCAGGCTGCCTTTACCCCTCATCGATTACTCCTTGTCCCATAGACAGGCATATAGGACGGATCAATGGGACGGGAAGACCCGCTTGTTTATTGGCTTTGTCCCAATGTCCCATATGTCCTATGTGAGATAAGACATACACACATGCGCGTGCGCGCGCGTGCGTGCATGCGCGCCTGCGCCTGGGCGTGCATACGCAGGACGAAATTCCAATGGGACAATGGGACAAACCCAATAAACACGCGGTTGTCCCATAGAAACGGCCCAATGGGACACAATGGGACAATGGGACAGAATGCACGCGATCAGATAGGAAGGTCTTCATCGTCATAGACCCTTTTCGTTGGCTCTTCCTGCCTGTCATCGCTCGCGCTGCTGCGCACGTACACCCATGGCCTTCCGGCCTCGCTGGAGCGTCTCCGCAACATGCCCAGCTCGCGCAGGCACCGGCCTACCCGTATCTGCTCCGCTCGCGTCCACGCGCGCGTATCGAGCTGTAATGCGCTGCCAAGCACGTCCGACATCGAGAATTCACGCTGCAGCTTTCGTTCAGGCTGAGAAAGCCAGGCTTCTATCCGTTCGACGTAAGCGTCCTTCGCGCGCCGCTGTTCCTGCTCCTCCTCGAATAGTGGCTTCTGTTCGTCCTGTGCCCACCAGGACTCCCCTGCGGTGTAGCGGTGCATTGCTTCCGCCCACAACTGATCACGCACTGCGATCAACGCATCAATCTCAACCTTCTGGCCGACGTGCACAGGCCAATACCGGCGGTTGCCCGTATCGTCTTTCAGGTATACATCGTCGTTGACTGTGCCCGCGAATACGCACTGCCTTGGTACCTTCACAGGTCGCTTCGCGTACCATGGTCGATAATGCGATTCGGTCTGCGTGAAAAAGGCCTTGGCTGCGCTTGAATCGGCTCGGCTGAACGAGTCCAACTCGGCCAGCTCCACAATCCATACCCCGCTGATCAGCAGGTAGGCCTCCTTGTCGCCGATATGCAACGGCGTATCCGTAAACCAGTCGTGTGCCAGCGCCTTCAGTGCCGAGGACTTCATCAATCCTTGGCGGCCTTCGAGAATCAACACGCTATCGGCCTTGCAGCCAGGCTGCATCACACGGGCTACAGCCTGAATCATCCATAGCCGGCCGACCAATCTGGTGTACTCGGTATTGGGCGCGCCCAGGAAATCCGACAGCCAATATTCAAGCCGATCGGTACCGTCCCATTTGAGATCGCGCAGATATTCACGGACAGGATGGAACGCACGACGATCGGCCTGTTCCATGACTGCGTGCACCACATCGTCGGCCTTCGGGCTGAAGCCGTACCGACGCTCTATCCACAGACGTAGGCGGGTGTCGTCCATATCGCACCACTCGCCCAGCGTGGCGAATTCATAGGGCGGGGCGCGGAGCTTCAGCACGGCGCCAGAAAATGTGTCTGTCGCGAGAACCCCTTTCCAGCCCTCGTCGTGCTCCAGAATGAGCGCTATGTTACCCATCGTGGATTTGATTGCACCCTTATCGGTGCGACTCAACGAGGCCCGCCACACATGCTCGCGATTCTCGCCGGCGTCCGCATCGTCTTCAGGCTCGGCCCGCCGAGCACCACGCGCCCTTGCTGGCGGCGGCTCCGACTTTGCATCTTCTTCGGTTGCGCCAGCGGGTATAGGGGGAGAAGCCGGCCCGGGACTCTCGTGGGGCGCGACAGCATCGTCCATGTTCCCGCGCAACCTCGCCGCGACGATGGCCGCCACCAATTGGTCCTTGACTGCCTGTAAGCCGGCCACTGCATGCAGATCGTTGAAATCAGTGCAACCCTCGGCGCGGCCATCTGGAAACAGCGGTCTCACCACACTGGCCATGCCGGACTGGGAGCCTAGCGCATCCGCGGCCGCGATGGCCTTAGCCATGCCTGGATTTCCATCAGTGCGCCAGTCGTCGTCGGCGGCGAACAGCAAATGAACTGATGGAAACCGATCTCGAACCGCTTGCGCAACCGCAAGCAGATTGCCCGCGTCAAACGCCACATATACCGGCGCCTGCTCGGCCAACGCCATGCGGATTGAGCGGGAGGTGGCATAGCCCTCGGCAATGACCGCGATGGGAAATGCGTGGCTTGTATCGATCTGGCCCAAGCGACACGATGCACCTGCCTTGGCCATGTTCTTGTTGAACCGCTTCGTGCCGTTCGGTGCGATCTTCTGCACGCCAACCATCTCTGCGCCGGTATCGGTGTACACGAAAGCGGGCACCAGCAATGTGCCGTCAGAAAAGGCGCGCACATGCTCCGGCGTGATGAGCTTGCGGTCGAGGTATGGCCATGGTCCATCGGTAGATGCGCTTTTCCACTGCTGGCGCGCACGATTCGAAGCGTTATGCGCACGCTCCTGGCGCCGAGCCTCCTCGCATGCTTCAGCTTCGCGCCGGGTCCGCTCTATGCGGTGGCGCTCGATCTCGTCGATACCGGTCCAGTCTGTTTGAATCTTGGTTGCGTCTAACTGCCCCCATACTCCGAACGCGCCAGTGATGTAGCTGCGACCGTTCTTCGCGACGTGCTCGTACAGTCTGTACCAAGCCTTTTTCCCAGGCCCGTAGCGAACGATGCGAGATGTATCTGTCTTCGGATGTCCTGGTGGGAACGGCGGCATACCTGCCGCTTCCATTTGGGCGATTGCTTGGTCAAGAGAAGACATGGTTTACGGACGGCCCCAGAGCAGGTCCATGGGCCGATCGTCACGCGGCTCCGATGCAAGACCGTAAATCGCGGCCGGCTTGCGCGCGCCTGGCAGCATTTCCGCGCGCAACACTACCAAACGGCCGGCTTGAACGAGCCTGCTGCAAGCTGTCCACGCCCTGGCCTCGGGGATCTGCACCACGCGTGCGAGCTCACGGGCCGGCATGGGGCGTTCGGACACTGCACTGATTAGCGCCGCGGCAATGGCGCCGATAGGGCGGCCGGCAGGCATCAGCGCTTCCTCCCTGGCCCCAGCGCTGCGCAGACCGCGCGCAGGATGTTGGCCTGCTGGATCAGTTCGCCCAGCTCGCGATCAATCCGCTTAAGCTCGTTCGGAGTCACGCTGTTGTCGGCCGTTGCCTCAGTCACCACACTGAGAAACTGCGCAAATTCTTGCACCGCGGCGTTCATCGCGCCGGCCAATGCCGAGGCGGATAAATCGGGAACGTCGACCAGCACGCACGCCTTACCGAGATCAGTCGCCATGCCATGGAGCATGCGGAAATCCTGGCTGGCGAGCATGATGCGAATCACGTCTCGCACTGAGAACTGGTTCGCAGCATCGTTCGGATTGGCCCGATGCCGCAGTACACCAGCGCTAACGCCAAGCACTTCGGCCAGCGCCTTGGCTCCACCGGGAAAATCGTGGACGGTGTTGAACGCCGCATTGTCGAATGCGCTCATAGCTGGCAGGCCTCGGAGGGTAGAACAGAAGGAACGGCAGAAGACGTGGATGGAACCACCTGCAGCCGGTTGATAAGCCGCTCGGCCAATTCGACACGCTGGGCGCAGTCGGTGTATGCCAGCAGGCCGATGCGCTCGCTTCGCCTGCGGCGGTCGTTGCGCACGGCACGTACGTGCCAGCCCTCGAATACCGCAATACGGCCGGACGGCAACTGGAGTTGATCCCCAGGGGACAGCGGGAGGTGCATTGTCACGAACTGCTCGAACGTGACATGGCGACCCGCTTTATTGCGGCGCATCATTCGTTCCATGTACGCAGATTCCACACTTGGCCCTGACAGAGATCCGGGGCGACAATTCGTCCATGACCGAAACAGAAAAACTTCTTGCCGAAGCGCGGGCCATATGTCTCCGTGTACATGGAGCCGCACCGGACGAGTTGCTGGTGGCTGTGTTTCAGCAGCGCTGCACCGAACACGATTGGGTTCAAGACGAGACCCAAACAAACGAGATGCTGCATTAAGCAGCCTCTGCCGCAGGTTTCGCGTCTTCTCGGGAAGCGGTGCCGCGCAAATACGCCCAATCAATGTCCGGCCGCAACTCTTCGCATGCGACCTTTTCTCCACGCGCAGCCGTCTCCCGCTCGATGATCGGACAGTGTTCCGCCTTCACTTTCCGGCCAGGCTCCTTGTATTGAGCAACGGCTCCCCGCGTAATGCCGAGAATCCGAGCGAGCGCTGCGGCGGAGCCGATGACCCGCGACGCCTTATCGATTGGGTGTTCGAGTGAGGTATCCATGCATCGAAGTATAGAAATTCTTGACTTTAAAAGTCAAGGAAATCTAGACCTAGAGTGTTTAGCGTTTCTCTACACTCGGGCCATGGATATTGGTCAGTGGGTAAAACGTTGCCGAAAGGCGGCGGGCATAACGCAGACCGAGCTCGGTGAGAAGTTGCACGTGTCCAAAGGCAATGTTTCTGCCTGGGAGACAAACAAGCATGAGCCCAGCTACGGTCAGATGATTGAAATCGCTCGCCTCGCAAAATTCACTATCTCGTTGCCAGGGATGACCGCCCCTGCGTGGCCGTTCAAAGACGTATCGCCGGAGCAATATTCGCTGCTCGATGATCGTGAGCAGGGAAAGGTCGAAGAGAGAGCACTGACCCTGATAGAAGCCAAACATCGAAAAAGTTCAGGCGGCTCTGCGGCCGCCTAGCGGTCGACACCTGATCTTGGTTTGGTCCGAGGGCAAGCTGCTTTTTCCTGCCCCGCAATAGTCCAGATCCGCATAGCTTCGCCTAGATTGCGCCCCCTCGATGCAGTGGCCGCACTCGATTAGTCAAGAATTTCGCGCCGTGGTCTAGATTTTCTTGACATAGAAAGTCTAGTTTTTCTATACTCCGTCCCATCATCTTTCCTGCGGGCTAAGTGGAGGACGGAATGGAAGCGAATCGGCGGCTGGCCACCTACGGTCACTACCTGTACGCAATTGAGTATCGACTCCCAGGCGATGACCCAACAGATCATCGTCTGGCCTGCCTTGGCGGGGCAGCGGTGAATACACCGGAGAGCGCCGGGAGCTTGCTCGTCCGACTGCTTGGCCACGAAGCCTTGATCGTGACAACCACCGATATTTTGTCGATCAAGTTGCCGGCACGCCGCGAACGGAGTGCCACATGAGCCATCTGCGCGCGGCGGTCACTCCGCTCGAATCCACAACGGTTCCACGAGCTGCGCTACAGCGGACTGAAGAACAGCGCGACCTGTACCAGCAACTCTACTTTGCGGACCGTGCGCTGATGGCGCAGTACGTCGCTGAGGTCTATGTGCTGCGTCGCCAGGTCGAAGCCTTGACGAAGCTCCTACTGAGCGGAGGCGCTCGATGACACCCAGCAAAAACCGCCAACAGCCGCGCGCTGCGCTGCTGGATAAGGCGTTCAAGTACACGCCGGCATGCGCTACGGATATTCGCAAGACGTTCAAACGGGTGCGCGCGGAAATGGCCCGGGATGCCCAGCAGGAATTGCAGCTGGCCGAGCAGCCCGGCGACGCCGTTTATCCACTCTTCAAGGCGGGAAGCAAATGAAGCTGCTCGGCTTGTATGTCGCGATCTCTTTCGCCGTTGTGTTGGTTGTCGCATGGCGTTCATCGCAGCGCGATCAGCGAATCTCAGCTATCCACATTGCCAAGAAATACGGCCCATGGACCGCTTTGGCGGCGGCGCTGGTGTGGGTGTTCTTCCTCCTCAACTCCATTTTTACCGTGAAGGTGTTTTGACCATGAAAAAGCTCATCGTTCTCGCGACGCTCGCGATCCTCGGCGCATGCACACAGATCGATTCCGGGAATGTCGGCGTCGAATCGACCCTCGGGCAGGTTAAGGAAGCGGCGTTGCCACCCGGCGTTTATCAGACCTTCACCAAGACGGTTCACGAGTTCAGCGCCAAGCAGGTGGCGCTCGACATCTCCGACCTGCGGCCGAAGACCAAGGACAACGTCACGCTACAAGACCTGGACATCACCGTCTATTACCAAATCAGCGCGCAGTCCGCGCCGGCCATCTTCGTGAAATACGCCGGGGATGTCGCGGAGATGAAGGGCGGCGAAAAGGTGCTGGGTTCTGGCCTGGTGCGGCGTGTCTCGGCCGAAGCCGCCTACAACGCCGTCTCACAGCACGATTCCTCTGTCGCACATACCAAGCGGGAAGAGATCGCAGCATACGTCCGCAAGGCCGCCCAGATCGAGTTGGACACCGACTCAGGCAAGGGGTCCTTTGCCATCACGAACGTCATCGTGCGCAATTTGCTGACGGATCCGCGGCTGGAGGACTCCATCAAACAGTCGGCCGAGGTTGAATTTCAGGTGCGCCGCAAGCAACAGGAGATTGCCCTTGCCCAGGCCGACGCCGAACGGAAGCGGGTTGAAGCCGAGGGCGAAGCCCGGGCGAACCGAATCATTTCGGATTCTCTTTCGCCTGCGCTGATCGAACTGCGACGGATCGAGGCGCAGCGCGAATTCGCCCAGAGCGGCACTCACACGGTCGTTCTGCCCGCCGCGGCACAGCCGCTGATTCAGATCAAGTAGCTGCGAGAGAACCGGCCATGTCCGCGCGCGACATTACCACTGAGCACTTGGTGAAAGCCATGGATCGGTGTCGTATCGCTGGCACCCTCGCCGCAGCCATGGCATCGCCAGCGTTGGCCATCGCACTGATCACAACGGCGGAGACCATCGCTTGCCGTGAAGGGCGCGTGAGCAGGGGAACAGTCGACGCGAAGCGGCGAGGCGCTGGCGATGTCGATCTTTCCGATGATTTGTACGACTGAGGACTTCCCCGTGACCACCATCACGATATCCAAGGACCTGGCGAAGCGCCAACTAGCCGCGGCGCGAGCCTTGCTCGCATGGCTCAACACTTGTGCTCTGAACCACGTTGCGACCGTGGATAGCGCCGAAGGCATCCGCCGACTGAATCAGCTCGAGCAGACATCCGAGGATTTTGCCCGAGAAATCTACACCCTAGACCACGAGGCCAGCTGATGGCGTCGGTCAACCTTGTGATTCTCGTGGGCAATGTAGGGCGAGATCCCGAAGTGCGGTATTCGCCGGATGGCGCGGCGGTCTGCAACCTTTCGCTGGCGACGACGAGTCGTTGGAAGGACAAGAGAACCGGCGATTGGGTCGAAGAGACCGAGTGGCATCGCGTCGTCGCGTATCGACGGCTCGCCGAGATCGCGGGCGAATACGTCACAAGGGGCCGATCCATCTACATCAAGGGGCGGCTCAAGACCCGGAAATGGAAGGACGAGAGCGGCCAGGATCGCTACATCCTCGAAGTGATAGCGGATGAGCTTCAGATGCTGGGGAAGGCCCCAGGACAAGGAGGGAATGAGGCATGAACGTCACCTACGTACATCTGGCGGCAATCGTCGCTGCGTCGCTGTGGGTTGGTATCGGCATCGGCATTTCCGTTTGCACCCTGTACGGGACTTTGGGGTCCGCTGACGACGACAGCGATGGCAGCTATCGGCGCGTCGTTCGCGAGTATCGCTCTTGGATGGGCGCTATGCCTGACATCGCGCGCGTGCTGGACAACCTCGCAGCCGAAGCAGAGGGCAAGCCGCTCAACTCTGAGACACCTAGTGGTCTAGAAGATTGCACGGTTCAAGGACTTCGGCAACAGGTTGAGCAGATCCGCGTCGGCCTGGCGATAAAGGCGTCCCGACGCCTCACAGATGATGAAACCCGGCCTGCTGCGGCCTTTAGCAGCGCATCCCTTTAATCCACAGGAGCATTCCATGCAGCAATTGCAGATAGCCCCGCTGGCGCCCGGCGAAACGTACGTTGGCGCGATTGGCGACCAGCAGGGCAGCGTCTATCACCTGATCTTGCTGGCCGGCGACAACGACGATGCCAGTCAAGCCAAGCAAATCGAGTGGGCCAGATCTGGCGGCGGCGAATTACCCACCACGATCGAGGCTGCGATGCTCTTCGAGCGTTGTCCCGAAGAGTTCCAAAAGGACTGGTACTGGACTGCCACGGACTATCCGCACGCCAAGGGCTACGCCTTCATCCAGTCCTTCGACGGCGGCTACCAGATCGACTACCGCAAGGTCAGTCACTGCCGGGCCCGGCGCGTCCGCAGGTTGTCCATTTAGTTCTTCACCTATTCAACAGGAGTGCATGCAATGACGATCACCATCGAAGCGCTCGAGGCCAAAAGGGATGAGTTATCAACGCTCATCGACAGCTTTAAAAAGCAATGCGCCTTCGCTGCGGCGTTCCCCATCAAAATCACCGCGCCAGTTCTTGAGCAGGGCGAGAAGTGGGCGGGGGCCATCATTCCGCCAGAAGGCCGGCCGTATCACCTCATTTTGATGCCGGGCGAGCTGGACTCCAGCGATTGGCACGATGCGATGGCTTGGGCCGCGCGGGATGGCGGCGATCTGCCTGGTCAGGTCGAGGCGGCCATGTTGCACACACACCTGCGCGGCGAATTCCAAGAGGCCTGGTACTGGACAAACACCACGCTCCGTCACGATGACACGTACGCCTTCTTCCAGTCCTTCCTCATCGGCACCCAGAACTTCATCCACAAGGGCGATCTCTGCCGGGCCCGGCGCGTCCGCAGGTTAGTTCTTGAGTAATTCATCTCTTTAGAGATCAGCATGGCCATCCACACGCAACTGCCGATTTACAAGGTGGTTTATGACCTCCTGGACATCGTCGCGGATATCGCTAAGAACATGGACCGCAGCTTCAAGCGGACCATCGGCGAGACGATCATCACCGAGAGCATGAAACTCGCGGTCCTAGTCTTTCGCGCGAATGTCAGCCAGGACAAAGCGCCACACCTTACCGAGTTGATCGAGCGCCTGCAGGTCATCGAGTTGCTCTTGCGGCTCGGGCACGACAAGCGCGTCATCAGCCGGCCGGCCTGGACTAAGGCAATCCAGCAAACCACCAGCATCGGTAAGCAAGCTTCGGGATGGCGCCGCGCAGCAATTCGCCCGCCTCATGGAGGTCATGGCCCCCATGACTGAGCGATCTCTCAACCTGGTCGTGCCGCTGCCCCACGAGGGCACCGATATGCGCATCACAGATACCCACGGCAGCATGCCGACGCGGTCTGGCGCAGTTTCCTTGCTGGGTCTCCGGCCAGGCGACGTGGAAAGCACGATAGGGCCTTCATCCAGTCCTTCAACAACGGCAACCAGAACAACAACCACAAGGACAATCACTGCCGGGCCCGGCGCGTCCGCAGGTTGGAACGCATCTGCTGATTTTACGTTCGCCGAATTGGTGGACGCATACTTCGATTGCCGGCGCACGAAGCGCAATTCCGCAAGCGCGCTGGCCTTCGAGATCGATCTCGAAGGCAATCTTCGTGCGTTGCATGATGAACTCGTCGAAGGGCGATATGTGCCGGGCCGATCAATCTGTTTCGTCATCACACACCCCAAACCCAGGGAGGTGTGGGCCGCGCAGTTTCGTGATCGGATTGTGCACCACCTTCTGCATAACCGGATCGCGCCACGCTTTTACGCCAGGTTCATTGCCGATTCGTGCGCATGCATACCCGGCCGGGGCACGCTATACGCGGTCCAGCGCCTGGAATCGAAGGTCCGCAGCATCACGCAGAACTGGACGCGCGATGCCTTTTATTTGAAATGTGACCTTGCGAATTTTTTTGTCAGCATCAACAAGCTGAAGCTGCGCGATCTGTTGGCGCGTCACATCAATGAACCTTGGTGGATGGAACTGGCCGAAACGATCCTGTTCCATGACCCCAGGCAAGACTACGAGCTACGCGGCGATCAGGCGTTGCTCAAGCGCGTTCCGCCGCACAAGCGCCTGACGAGCCAGCCTTCGCACTTGGGCCTTCCTATCGGCAATTTGTCCAGCCAGTTTTTTGCGAACGTCTACCTTGACGTGCTGGATCAGCATGTCAAGCACGGCTTGCGATGCCGACACTACATCAGGTACGTCGACGATTTCATTCTGCTGCACTCGTCGGCGCGCTGGCTAAATGAAGCGCGCGAGAGCATTGAAGTCGTGCTCCAAGAACAGCTGGCGGCGGCGCTGAATCCGAAGAAGACCATTCTGCAGCCGGTAGCACGCGGTGTCGATTTTGTCGGCCAGGTAGTGAAGCCCTGGCACCGGGTTCTACGGCGCACCACGTTCAACGAGGCCATGAGCAGAACTGGGCGCGTCGCCGCGGGCGATTTGTTCAAAACGGCGAACAGCTACTATGGCCTGCTTCGGCAAGCCTCTCACAGCCACCACGACCGCGCCAGGTTCTCCAACGAGCTGCGGCGGCGCGGTCACTCCATCAAAGGCGATTTGACCAAGACTTTTCCGAGGCCTCCGGGATCGGGGCGATAGGCATGGTCAGCAAGGAGAAAGAAATGGCTTCACCAGCATGGGGCACTGTGCCCATCAAATGTGGTCGCAGATCCTGCGACTGGACCGGGCTGGAGACCGATCTGATCCAGGTTCCGGACAAGCGTTGGCAGGATGTCACCAAGGGCACGTGTCCGAAATGCGGCTGTGATGGCTATCGATTCTCGGATGCCATTGGATCCGGTTCGGCCATCAAGGAGGACGTATGACGACGACGGCGTTCGATGATCAGTTCGCGCCCGAGTCGGGCGAGCGGCAGAGTCCCGTCCTCGGCGATCTGCCGCCGCTGTTGCGCGACGGCCCGTACCTGCACGACGGCAGGCACACCCGCGAAATCATGCAACAGGCCGCTGCTGAGATCGAGCGATTGCGCGGCCTGGTGGACAACCCAATCACGGCCGATTTCCTGGCCGGCGTGCAGGCCGAAGCCGCCCACCAAGTGCTGCGCTGGGGCGTGGCGCACGACCGCAGTAAGTCTGCTGAAAACTGGTTCTGGCTGGTTGGATACCTGGCGGGCAAGTGCCTGCGCTCCAGCATCGCTGGCGACCGGGAAAAGGCGCTCCACCACACCATCAGCGCGGCGGCGGCGCTCGCGCAGTGGCACGCGGCCATCCTGGCCGACACGTCTGACGCCGGTGTCGGGGTTGACGCCGATCTGGCTCCGCTAGCGGGATCGCCGCAAGGGGGTGCCGAATGACCGAGCCCCTGATTGTCGTATTCCCGCGCGGGCAGTTGTCCGAACTCGATAAGGCCAGGCTGGAGGAGCGCGACATTGTTGCCATCGAGGCCGATGACCCCAGCGCCGTGCAGCAACTGCGAATCGCTCGGCCCATGCTCTGCGAAGCGCTGAAGGGAGACGCCATCGTAGCGGCGGCGCTTCGGGCCATCGCCGGCCGCCCTGCCGAAACGAACAGCGGGAGCATCACCCACGCAGGCCGAGTCGCGCACGACTTCGTTAAAGCGCTCTCCGGCGCCATTCAACCTTCGGGAGCGCGCCATGGCGAGTGACGATATCAAGCTGGCGCCGTGCCCGTTCTGCGGCTGCGCGCTGGATGCGGAGTGGAACCGCCCCAACCCGAAGGCGCGGTGTCGCACCGAGGGTTGCAAGGGGCGGCAGTTGCCCGTGCTGAACCTGGATGTGCCCGACGACATCGTCGCGTGGAACACCCGAGCGGGAGCTAGTCACCGCCAGATTGGTGAAATCCTGCTGGACGCCAAGGGCCACCCGTTTGCCCGCCTTCGCACCGGCTATGACGAGCATGGTGAGCAGTGGAAGGAAGGCACGGCGATCTATGCGGGCGCCTCGACGGCCCTGGCCAGCGGCTTTCCTTTCCATACCTGCGGCGGCCCCTTGTCGCGCAACCCGCACCATGACGCTGGAAAGCCGGGCCACACGCTCACCGAGGGCTGCGTCTACGAGTGCATCCCCTGCACCGTCAAAAGCCGCCATGAGTGGGCGCAGCGCGCCCTCAAGGCCGAAACCGCGCTGCGGGACCAGTCCAGCGGGCAGGCACCGGCCGCGGGCGCGGAGCCGGTGGCGTTGGAAATGGCGTGGCGCGCTGGCTGGGCCGCATGTCGGGATGCCGAATACGCGGGGCAGGAAGCCGAGAACGAGGCTTGGGGCAACAGCCACACGCATAGGCTCGTAAACAACATCAAGGACGCCCCCGTTGCCGCCCAGGCACCGCAGAACCTCGGCCGTCTCACGTTGGAAGAAGCCAGGCTGTGGCGGGTTGTGCCTGTAGAGCCAACCGCGGGCATGCTCGTTGCCGGCAACCACGGTCAGCCGGGTGATTTTTCCGCAGCCAAATGCTGGTCCGACATGCTTGAGGCGGCTGATCGTTCCACAGAGTTGCGGTATTTGCGTCCCCGCCTGGAGGGCACCAAGGCACCCACGCCTCCGGCAAGCGCGGCACCGGCCCGCCAGCAGTTGCGCGAGCTGGTCGATCTGGTCTGGAACGAGGCCACGGAAAGCACAGCCGTGCCGGAGACGCCCTGGGCTGATCGGTTGATCGACCGGGTTTTCGGTTCAGCCGCCCCTTCCCCGCAGGGCGATGCGCGCGACCGGGAGGATGCGGAGCGGTATCGAACCTTGAAGCAGATGCTGCCCCAATTGTTGGCGCTGGCCGCGCAGGGAGGAATCAACACCGACGACGCGCCGCAGATATTCGCCAGCTTCACGGATGTCGACAAGCTGGACGCCGCCATCGCCGCCGCCCGCACCCCTGCAAAGGGAGGTGAGTGATGTCCATCATCAAGAAATGCTCCCACGGCATCGACATGCTGCCGCACGCTGAATGCCTGGAGTGCGAGTTGATCTGGCATCAGAACCTGGTGGACACGCACACGAAAGCATTGCTCCGGCACCACGAGGAGGTCAAACGCCTATCGGCTCGACTCGGAGCCCGCACCCCTGCAACCGAGAAGGGGGCGCCATGACCGAAGCCGCAGTTCTGGATCCTTGTTGCGGCGGCCGCATGATGTGGTTCGACCGCCAGGACCAGCGTGCCCTGTTCGGCGACATCCGCAGCGAGCAGCACACCCTGTGCGACGGCCGGGCATTCAGTATCACGCCTGACCTGAATATGGACTTCCGCGCCATGCCGTTCCCTGACGCCTCGTTCAACCTGGTCGCGTTCGACCCGCCGCACCTGCGCCGAGCTGGGCGCGAATCCTGGCTGCGCGCCAAGTACGGGATCCTGGGTGACGACTGGCAGGACGACCTGCGGCGAGGCCTCGCGGAATGCTTCCGCGTGCTGGTGCCGGGCGGCGTGCTGATCTTCAAGTGGGCCGAGGTGCAGATTCCCGTGAGCCAGATCCTGGCCCTGACGGACGAAAAACCCCTGTTTGGCCACAAGTCCGGGAAGCGAGAGAAAACCCACTGGCTGACCTTCATGAAGCCCGGCGGCACCACCCCTGCAAGCAAGACGGAGGGAGCGTGACCAATCGAAACCTTAACGCTGGCCAAGTCTTGGAATACCTAGGCGTGAAACGTCGCTTCTTCGACACCCACATCGCGCCGCTACTCACTGGAAAGGGAATTCGCGCAGGGACCAGCGTGGTTTACGAAAGAGCCGATGTGGACGCCGCTTGGGACCGGTATAAACTCGAGGCGGGTAACCGGCGTCCCGGACAACCACAAGGATTGACATGGGACGCACCAAAACACCAGGCATCTATTCATCGGATGACGAGGCCGGCTCGTTCGAAGTCGACGCGGAATTCCGACACAGGCGCCTTCGCAAGCGCGGTTTTGCAACTTACGAAGCGGCCCAGGACTGGCTGACGCGACAGAAAGCGTTCATCGTCGCCGGCACCGAACGAGGTGTCCGGCCGGTCGTAACGCTAGACGCCGCGACTGCGCACTATGTCTTGACTGAGGCAGAGAGCGGGAAAGTCTCGCTCGACACCGAGGTCAGCCTCCTGAAGCCCGTCATCGAGCATTGCGGCTCTTTAACATTGGACGAGATCTGCGACGATACGCTGCGCCCGTTCATCGCAGCGCGCCGCGCCGCTGGGCGCAAGGCGAAAACCATTAACTCGGCGCTGGCGATCGTGCGGCATATCTGCTACCTCGCGGCCGGCAAATGGCGGCACGAGAATCGCATGACGTGGCTCGAGGCCGCACCGATCATCACCGTGCTGCCACTGGA